ACCATTAATGTGTTAGATTTTTTATACGATGATGACGACGATGACGACGATGATGACGAAGATGACGACGAAGATGACGACGAAGGTATTGATGTAGAATTAGACGAAGATGATTTAATGGGTGGTGGAGTAGATTCAGATAGCGACAGTGAAGGAGTAGATATTGATTTAGACGATTCGTCGTCAGACAATGAAGGAGTAGATATCGATTTAGACGAGCCATCGGCAGACAGTGAAGGGGTAGATATCGATTTGGACGAGCCATCGGCAGACACGGCAGACAGTGAAGCTCCAAAGCCATCAGCAGACATTGAAGTTCCCAAGCCGTCGGCAGACATTGAAGTTCCCAAGCCATCAGCAGACATTGAAGTTCCCAATCCGTCGGCAGACATTGAAGTTCCCAATCCGTCGGCAGACATTGAAGCTCCCAAGCCGTCGGCAGACATTGAAGCTCCCAAGCCATCAGCAGACATTGAAGTTCCCAAGCCGTCGGCAGACACGGCAGACAACAACGTAGTTCAGCCGTCGGCAGACAAGCCGACCAAGAGGAAACCGGTTAAATTGTCCATACAAGATGGTGAAAAGTTAGAAAAAAATATTACAGGTATGCGAATAGCAGATCCGAATCCGTTTTTTAAAGCGATGCACAAAAAAGATCCAACCCTCTTTTTAACTGAATCTGATGGTAAATATAATGCATATTCACGTGTATGTCCATGGAATAAAAGAAAGCAACCAGTTATCTTGACAGATGAAGAAAAAGAACGAATTGATAAAGAACATCCTGGCTCCTACGAACAAGCTATTAAATATGGTTCTGATCCAAAGAAGCAGTTTTGGTATATTTGTCCGAGATATTGGGATTTAAAAAATAACACAAGTCTTACCGATAAAGAAGTGAAAAGTGGAAAATATGGCGGAATAATACCACAAACCGCCAAAACTGTTCCAGCTGGAACAAATATATTTGAATTTAGTGACGCAGAAGGAGCTGTTCCTCGAACTCATGTTGGTAAAGATGGAAATTATGTTCAACATTATCCAGGTTTTCTAAAAAAAGATATTCACCCTGATGGAAAATGTGTTCCATGTTGTTTTGCTTCATGGGATAAACCTGCTCAAACAAAACGTAGAGAGCAATGTGGGCAAAATCAAAGAGAAGATGAGGTTGCTGGTAAATCACAGTCGAAACAAGATGTAGATGAGTACATAAAAGGTCCTGAGAAGTTTCCGCTAGAAGAAGGTCGATTTGGCTATTTACCATTTATCGTTCAAAAATTCATAGACACTGACAATAAAACATGCCAAATAAGCGCTATAAATAAAAATTTAAAGAAAAATCAACCATGTTATTTGAGGAGAGGTACAGAAAACAATAAGAATAAATCATTTCTGGCGTGTATAGCAGACATCTATTCGGAAAAAAATAATAATCAAGTTCTTACGATTGAAAATTTTATTACTGAAAAATTAGTAAAAATGTTATCACCAGATACATTCATTTCTTTACAAAATGGTTCATTAATAAGTGAATTTCAAAGTAAAGACATTGAAAATATGGATATAGACATTGACACAATAAAGGATTCCGTCATTTATTCCAAATTAAAAACATCAGATAATATTCAATTGAAAAGAATAGTGAGCGCTTTACAAAATTTCACAGAATATTTAAAATCACCTTCCTCTCAAATAGATTATACTTATTTATGGGATTTAATTTGCCAGCCAAACGAGCTGTTATTTGTAAAAGGTATCAATTTAACGATTCTTAATTTACCCCAAGACGATGTAACCGCAAACATAAATATAATATGCCCAACTAATTATTATTCCTTGTCAAAATTCGATTCAAAAAAAGACACGGTTATTATTATGCAAAAATACGAGTACTTTGAACCCATCTATATTGTAGTAGATAAATCCAAAACAAATATGGTAAATATTACAACAACCAAATTATACACACCTGAACTACTGAGTAAAGTTCCCAATCTGAAGAAATTATCGACGACTATTCAAGACATATATAGTACCATGTGTAAGCCCATGTCGAGTCTTCCCAAAGCATATAGATATAAAGAAATCAAATTTAAAAGAAACCATACGCTTGGAAAAACAATAGAGATTCTAGACAAGTACAAAATAGCGGTTCAAAGCTTGGTTATAAATTACGACGACAAGGTAATCGGAATCAATATTGAAAATAGGGGTCAAATCGGTTTTATACCTTGCTTTCCATCAGGTATCATATCATCCTATGAACTAGTCGATTTGGAAAATGAAGAGCAACAGAAAAATTTGGAAGAAACCTTGCAGTTTTTAAACACGGTATCAGATGAAACCAAGGGAGAATTATTATGCAAACCAGTTGTAAAAATACTAGAAGACAATTTAATAGTTGGTCTATTGACAGAAACGAATCAGTTTGTTCTCTTGATCGAACCTGAATTAGATACGGATCAGAGTATCAAACATACTATACAAGATGAAAACTTCTTTCAAGTAAATAAAGTCACCCAGACAAGTAAAAAGATTGATAAAACGAGAGAAGAATACGTAAAAAAGATAAAACTAGAAACTGAACTGTACAATGCTTTTAGAAATAAATTACGAACATTGTTGAATAATTTTAAAAATAAAAACATAAGAGACGAAATCGAAGGTATTTCAAATTCGGCACAAATGGTCTATTATTTACAATTAGAACGGTTGATTCGATTAATCAAAAATTTAATGTCTGAAGACGTCGAGTTTGTTCCAGTTACAAACAATTCTATAACACGCATTGAGGCGAATTTAAAGAAAGGAGATGTCATATTAATTCCCAAAAAGAATTTACTTAGTGATTTGGATAACGAAGAAATATATTATAGTAAAATATCGGATGAACTGATTCGATATATTCGTATTAAACAATTCATGTTTGCACCCAATATGTTTTTGTCTTTTTCAGAATTGAAATATAATTTAAATTCAGATGAAATTATTCTACTACAATCTTTATTGTCGAGTGATTATTTTGACGATTTGGTACCTGATGTTACTAATAAATACGTTTCGTTCAATTCTTATGATACAGCTATGCCTAATATTTCTCAAAAATACGACAACGAATATATTGAGAAGGAAGAAATAACAAATGAAGACATTGTGGAATCAGAAAAGGTTAATAATGAAAAGAATGACGTCGTCATGAAACAACCGTTCAAGTTATATAATACCTGTCCAGTCTCAACAAAAGATATTACTGCAAAATTAAAGATGAAATTTAGAGGAGGGTACAAAGACATTGTTTTTTCATCTAGCAATTATAAATGTACATTTGATGTCGCACTTACCTTGGTGAATAATACAATTCCGTCTCATGATGCAGATATAAATAGTATAAAATATAAACTCGTCGAGAAGTACCAAGAATTATTCACAATATATTCTCCGGAAATTATTGCTATGTTCGACTATTATGGATATATGGTATTGTCAAAAGAATTAGCAAATGGTCGAATAACAGTTGAAAATATGATTATGAATGAAGATTATCATCTAACTATTTTCGATTTAATACTGGTTTCATATATATACGACATTCCTTTGACCATGATAGCACATAAAACGTATAAAGAAAATCAAAACGAGTATTTATCAATGAATCTAAAAAATGAAAAGACATATATTGTTAGAACGTCTGCTGTAAATAAATATGAAAAGACGATACCAAAATTCAAAATGATTATCAATAAAGCAGGAGATGCGTTGCTAGATATTAGCAAGTTACCTGAAGAATCCATTCGCAAGGAAATTATAAGTCAAACACATACAGTTGTAGATTTATTAAAATCATTCCAAAAGAAAAATATGATGATTAATAGAAATGAAGAAGATAATAAGAACGACGAAGAAGGTACTATACCAGTCGTGAAAAAAAGTATAAAAAAGAAACCAAAACTGAAATTAATATAAATAATGTTTTCAGGTTTATTTAGTTTTTATTATTTATTGAATAAATAATAAAAATATGTGATGTTATAAATCATCATCATCATCAGCAAGCAGATCATTTATATTTAATAACTCTATAAGACGATTTAACTCTCTATCATCTATATCATTGAGAGTAAATGTATCCACGTTTAATACGGTATATGATTGGTCGTCGTCTTCAATAATAATATCATCATTATTTTCACCAATTTCATTATTTAAATCAATATCTATTCCATCATCTAGATTAACATCTATTCCATCATCAGTATCAGCATCCGAATCAGCATCCGAATCAGCCTCCGAATCAACCGAATCAGCATCCGAATCTATATCCGAAACAATCGATACATGATTATCATGTTCTTCATGTCTATTTATATTTCGCATTTGTTCTAATACGTCGGAATAATATTTTTCCTTTAAAATATCAATCTGTTCATCGGTAAATATACATTTTTTTATTAAATTAAATAAGATTGTAATGTCAGTTTTAAAGTATATAGTGTTAATATTTGTCGCATTGTTTATATTATCATTATTTTCAAACGACGGAAAAATAGTATATGTTTCTTGATTAAAATAATCAATATAATAACACTTATTTTTTAAAGAAATCATAGATTGTTTTGGTATATATACGTTATATGGAATGAACAATATAGTTTTCTCGTTATAATACAAGCAACTTATATAATATAATTTTTTAATTTGCAGGCTAATAATTTTTCTACCAAATGTTGGATTATTTTTATTAAATCGTCGCAACTTTGTTACTAATAATGAACGATATTTTATTAATAAATCGTCTTCGTAAGAATAAACAGATAATAAATACGTTTTCAAGTATGGTTCCATTACTTCAAGTAACCGATTTTCAGGAAACCCATCATCAATCTTAATGTGACATCTAACACGCTTGCTATTGAATGTCTCAATCATATTGTATAGGTGACTTAGTTTTTTCACTTTACTAAAATTGTGACAATTTTCAATGATATAATTTTTAATAATTAACTGGTTATGTCGTTCAAACATATCCAAAATGAAGTTACTCTGAAAAAAACGTTCAAATAGTATAGGTATTTTAATATTTGAATCGCGTATGAAAAAATAAATATTATACAAACTAGCAACGGAAAACGGATTATTATTCCATGGATTTTTTATTTTCTTTGGATCTGTAAAAAAATTATATTCATAAGAAAGTGATGTATTGATAATACGTATCAAATCAAATATGGAAAATTGGTATCTGATTCCTACCTGAATAATATCCATTGTATGTTTCTTGGGCATTTCAGATAGTAAATTGAATTGTAAATCTTGTGGGTCATCCAAATATTTTTTTGTTTTTCTTATACATACATCTTTAAAACGGTACAAAGCCATGACACGTTTTTGTGTATCGGAAAAAATCCGCAATATATCTTCTTTAAGACGATTGTCTATAAAATTATCTCCAACATTCAAATAATTTTTCAAAATAAAATATTTATATTTGATATATTTTTGCCAGGTTAAAGTGTCTCTATTACTAAAACTGGATGGAGTAAAATAATGTACAAATAAAAACATTTTTGAAACTAGTTGTTTATTAATATTTTTGTTTTTTTCGTTTTCATTGTTTTCTTTTTCATTGTTTTCTTTTTCATTGTTTTCTATTTTTAACATTTCTTGAAAAATCGATTCAAATATAGACATAACTTACTATATATTCAACAAGTTATGTTTAAATTACATATTTATCTTATAATTAGTCTCTCTGACGATGACTTGACAATCATACATTATTTTTCATAAAATCTATTTGTTTTGATTTATATATTAAGTAGTAAATCTCATCTTCTCCTAATTCTACACATCTCTCACTACAAAAGTAACATTCATTAGATAAAATATTCATATGAATTGCTTCGTATTTTCTACACCCTGATTCACAATGAGGACTATCACAAAACACAACTCTACATGCCTCGCTTAGTTCATTCATTACCGTTGTGTAATTTACACGATGTTCTACATTGTAGTTAGCGACCAATATGCGCAATTCTTTTGGGAGTAAATTAATTGCCTCATTGAGGCTCCTACAGTCGTTGTTCGATTGTATTATTGTTTGCATGATACTTAATGTGTCAGAATGTGTCTTTTATAATACAAAAAATATATTTGTATTATAAATCAATTTTTTATATAGACCGTGTTTCGGTATTTATTTCATTTTGTTTTTGTGTTTTTGTGTTTTTGTGTTTTTGTGTTTGATTTTAGAATTCAATATCGTAATCGTCATCTCCTCCTCCCAAATCAACTTCTTTGATATTCATTGTATTACTGTCAATTGTCAGATTATTAATACTACATTTATCTCCGTCTCCTGAAGCACCTTCAAAAGCGCCATCGATAATCTTGCCTCCATCCTCGTCGTCAAAATCTTCAACTGCTTCATGTTGTACTAAAGCATTAATATCTGCTAATACTTGGAAAGCCGATGTTCCGAAATATCCTTGCTGACCACACATTACGTTTGCTGATACACCACGCATTGGATCCAACTCAGCATGTCTAGCAGCCTTTAAGAACATCTCAGGGGTTTCTTCGAAAGAAGCTTTCGCAAGAGGACCAATATCATCGCCATTAATACCATGTCGGAAGATGGAAATCATTTTGGATCTATAACACATTCTGTCGCACAGCATACTAAGATGATGATAATTAATATAAGTACTATCAAATTCAATCACTTCTGTAAGCTCTTGGAAAATTGCATTTCTAGCAGCTTCAATACCAAAGGTGCGATAAATCTCTTGAATATCATTGCTGACTGTACGATTCACGTCAATGTAGTCCAATGATAAGATGTCAGACAAATTAGTACCGACTGTGTCTAGAACCCAACTTTCCTTCTTATTATATTTACCATCCTCTTTGACCACATTATTTGTAACTTTTCGTAATACTACCTTGGAAATATTTTTAATACCACTCATGACAACATTGTTAAGCAAATTGTCTTGGAAGTTCTTAAGAAGATAAATTTCATCGGATTGATCGAGTGGATTGACTTGTCCCATCTTCTTTTTATTCGCAAGCATATTATTAAGACGTAATCGAAAGATAAGCTTATCTGAATTATAATCTGAATATACGCAATGTACTTCTTCATTGAAACTATTGCCGATTGCGAAATTAATATCATCCATGGTAATATTCTTATCCAACATAGACTCCTTGTCCATTTCCATACGAATAATCCACTTTGACTTTTGTTTAGAAGATACTACATCTTGTGCACCACATTGGTCGGCTAATCTCTCAAATTCATAATATTGAGTTAAAGTATCTACGTCTTCTTCGATAAGACTACTCAAGTCATCAGGATCAAAGCAAATATCGACAGAACTTACAACCTCGTTCAACTTGGTATGTTCAATTGTCGGAATTAGATTTTGTGCGTTTTCTCGACTACCCTCTTGGTCTTTTGACAAACAAATTGTTACAGATGGATTCTTGGGATTGTCAGACAAGGACAAAATCTCCTCAATTCTTGGCACACCACGAGTTACATTTGACTTGGATGCTACACCTGCAAAATGAAACGTATTCAAGGTCATTTGAGTCGTTGGCTCGCCAATACTTTGCGCTGCAATCATTCCAACCATTTCTCCTGGAGCAACAATGGCATTCTTATATACATAGGTAATCATCTCCAATAAACTAATCAATGTCTTTCTATTGAATCTCTTTACAGTCAGTAGTTCCTTTGGAGACAAGTGATAATAATACATTACTTTGAATAATTCAGTGGGTGGAGCATAAACAATCTTCTCTAGATTTTTAAATGTATTTTCAATAAGTGTGAATGCTTCATAGGGTGTAATATCTACCATGGAGTTTTTACTGATATGTTGTAATCCTTGAATATTGTTGATAACGTGACGAAATGAAACAGGAATATGAACCATTTTTCCATCCGTGTTTTTGAAAATATTCTTTACAATCTTTTCACGCATATCAATCATATATTCAATATACGACTTGGTCTTCTCTGATAAATCAGTTTGCTGCTTCTTCATGCGACCAGCAGCACCCTTTGTGTAAGGAGTCATGAATACACTGGTAGTATCATTCTCTGATGGGAAATGAAAGTGAGCATAAATCTCTTCCAAACTCATACCAACTAATGGAAGCAATTGATTTTCAACACGAACCGTATCAATACCATCATCACCATATTGAAACTGGACAATCTTCTGCTTGTTATTTCTAACAGTCATGTCATACTCCACTTTCAAATCTTCAAGACCCTTAATAAGACGTCTTTGAATGTATCCAGTTTGAGATGTCTTGACCGCCGTATCAATTAAACCAACACGACCACCCATCGCATGAAAGAAGAGTTCTTCAGGTGTCAAACCGGAAATGAACGAACTTTCTACGAATCCACGTGCTGTGGGCGAATCATCAAATTTGGTGTAATGAGGCAATGTTCTGTTTTCGAATCCATATGGAATTCGCTTGCCATCAACAGTTTGTTGTCCTAGACAAGAAATCATTTGTGAAATATTAATATCACTTCCCTTAGAACCAGCATTCACCATAATAACAAATCGATTGCTTTTGTCCAAACTCTTACGACCAATCTTACCTGCCTCATTCGTTGCATTATTTAAAATGTTGGTTACTTGAGTTTCAAACTCTTCTTCATTCGACTTTCCAGTCTTGTTCTCAAAGATTCCAAGATGTGTCTGGTCAATTAAATTCTTAACGTCCTTCTTTTTATTTGTAATTGTTTGCGCAATTTTCTCATTTGTTTCACTATCTGAAATCAAATCACTAATACCTACACTATATGAACTTGTTTTCATATACTCGGTTACTACATTCTGTAAATTATCTACAAAATCAGCAGACGCCATATTGCCATAGTAGTTGCAAACTCGTTGGAGTAGGCCGTTTCCACCTCCACCAAGTACCCCCTTTTCCATCTGTCCGCGGACATATTTTCCTGCGGTAATTTCTACTACATGATTGGATTTACTATATTCTTCACCACTATCTTCAAACCATTTGTTTGCAAATTTCATGGTAATGGGTGGCATGATTTGTGACATGATATCAAAACTAGTAATTTCCTTCTTTTTAAGTAGAGATGTATCTACCTTATTAAAGGACATGAG